TTCAAGTTACTGGTGGTGCTTATGTTTCTGGTAATGTTGGACTTGGAACCGCAAATCCATTAGGGCCTCTACAAGTTGGTGTTGGATCTTCTGCAGTTATAGTTACTTCTACTGGATCTGTCGGCATAGGAACCACAAATCCAACAAGTGCTCTTACTGTGGTCGGTAGTGGAACATCAACATCTCAACTTTTTGTTACTGGTGTTTCTACTTTTGCTGGGATTACCACAGTTACTGGGCCGACACTATTTGCTAAACAACTGAATGTTTCTGGTATTACAACAGCAACCTCTTTCAGAACCAATACAACTGTTGGTGATGGAACAGATGTTGGATTTGCTATTAAGTATTACATAACTGCAAATAATAATTCCTCTGCATATAGATTTGCTGGTCCTGGAGTATTAAATAGTACCGATGATCCAACAATTTATTTACATAGAGGATTTACTTATATCTTTGAAAACTCTACTGGAACTAATCATCCATTTGCGATTCGCACAAGCAGTGGAGGATCTGCATATACTTCTGCATTCTTGAGTGGATCTCAAAGTGGAACACAAATATTCACAGTTCCTTTTGATGCTCCAAACACTTTAGTATATCAATGCACCATTCACTCAAATATGGTTGGAACTCTCAATATTGTCACATGAACTTAAATGTCATCTAAGATGCTTAATAAATAACTAAAAAATACCGTCAAATGGCTGCAATTATAACTGATCAGATTAGAATATTAAATGCCAAAAATTTTGTTGCGAATGTTGGCGTTGGCACTTTTTATTCTTTTATTGGTTTACCAAATCCCAGTGATTATCAGTCTGATTGGGATAGTAATCCTCCATCACCTAAAGATAATTTTGACCAGGAAAATGATTACTGGGATACGATGATGGCATTGAAAAAAATCAATGCGAGTGATGTAAGACAGGTTATAACAAAAAGATTTTGGTCTTCAGGAACAGTTTATGATTATTATAGACATGATTATAATAGATCAAATACGGCTAAAATCTCTGGAGCAACCAATTTATATTCAGCATTTTATTATGTAATAAATGAGGATTATAAGGTTTATTCTTGTCTTCAAAATGGAACTGACCCAGACAATCCAAACGGAAGACCATCGTTGGATCAACCCACATTTACTGATTTAGAACCAAGATCTGCAGGTAGCAGTGGTGATGGTTATATTTGGAAATATCTTTATACAATAAAACCAAGTGAAGTTATTAAGTTTGAAACAACAGATTTTATTCCAGTGCCCTCTAACTGGAGTACATCACCAGATAATGCAGCAGTTAGAGATAATGCTGTCGATGGATCAATTAAAATTGTTACAATTACAGATCGTGGAGTAGGTCTTGGAACAGCAAATGTCACTTACACTAGAGTTCCAATTAAAGGTGATGGAATCGGAGCAGAATGCACGATTACAATTAACAATGACTCTAAAGTAAGTTCTATTATTGTTTCCAATCAGGGTTCTGGTTATACTTTCGGAAACGTCGATCTAATCACTGGAGGAGTTCCAACTGGAACCACAAGACCAACTTTTAATGTTATTATCTCTCCTAAGGGAGGTCATGGAGATGATATTTACAGAGAACTTGGCGCATACAATGTTCTTCTCTATTCTAGAATTGAAAATGATAATGAAAATCCAGATTTTATAACTGGCAATCAAATAGCAAGAATAGGAATCGTTCAAAATCCAGAAGTCACCACTGGAACATTATTGACAGTGGATAAAGCAAGTGCAGTATATGCATTGAAATTAACTGGAGTTGGATATAGTTCAGCAACCTTTACCGCAGACTCACAAGTAAAACAGACAGTTTCTTCTGGAACAACTGCTGTTGGTAGGGTAATAAATTATGATCAAACTACAGGAGTCTTGAAGTACTGGCAGGATAGAACAGTGTCTGGATTTAGTACTGTTGGAACAGCACAAACGAATCCTATACATGGGTTCAATATGACAAGATTCACTGCTTCACCCTCTTCGGGCGGAAGTTTAACAATCATCCCATCAACTGGTTCAAATCTTTCTATTGATACTTCATTCACAGGTGTTAGCACCGCAATAAATAGTAGAACATATTACCTAGGTCAAACTTTCACAAACGGCGTTTCATCCCCAGAAGTGCGAAAGTATTCTGGAAACATTATTTATGTTGACAACAGACCAGCGATTACTAGATCATCTAATCAAAAAGAAGATATTAAAGTCATTCTGCAGTTCTAAAGAATTATGCCTCAGCAAACGAATCTTAATGTAGTTCCATACTTTGATGACTTTGATCCATCCAAAGACTATCATAAGGTGCTCTTTAAACCTGGATATCCAGTTCAAGCGAGAGAGTTAACAACTCTACAATCAATACTGCAGAATCAAATTGAAAAATTTGGTCAGCACTTCTTCAAGGAAGGTGCAAAAGTTATTCCAGGAAATATTGGATATTCTCAACTTTATTATTGTGTTCAATTAAATAATAATTTTCAAGGAGTTCCTGTCTCTGCTTATGCGGATCAATTAGTTGGTAAAAAAATTACAGGGCAAACGTCTGGAGTCTCCGCATTTGTGGATAAAATTTTATCACCGATAGATTCTGAAAGGGGTAACTTAACACTTTATATCAGTTATTTGAATTCTAGCACTTCAAATAATTCAACACAAATATTTTCTAATGGCGAATCTCTAACTTGTGATTCTGCCATCATATCTGGATTACTAGGAAATACAACAATTACAGCGGGTAGTCCATTCGCGGTTACTTTATCTTCAAATGCCACCGCAACTGGATCCTCCTTCCAAATTCAAGATGGTGTCTATTTCATACGCGGAAACTTTATAAATGTAAAATCAGAGACTTTAATTTTAGATCAATATTCAAACTCTCCAAGTTATAGAGTTGGTTTGTTTGTATCAGAACAAATTATTAACGATACCATTGATGAAAGTTTAACCGATAATTCTCAAGGATTTAATAACTATTCTGCCCCTGGTGCAGATAGGTTAAAAATATCTGTCAGTTTAACAAAAAAATCACTAACAGATTTAAACGATAATAGTTTTATTGAACTTGCAACAATTACTAATGGAGTCATTAAATCAAAAGTAGACAGAGGGGATTTAGGTGGTGGAACAGGATACCTCGATATTAGAGACATTTTAGCAAGAAGAACCTACGCAGAATCTGGTGATTATTATGTAAAAGATTTTGATATAAGTCTTTTAAACTCATTAAATGATAATATTGGAAATAGAGGAGTATTTCAATCTGGACAGTTCACTTATGGAGGATCTGTTCCATCGGATAATTTAGCATTATATAAAATTTCTCCAGGTAGAGCTTTTGTTCGTGGTTATGATCTTGAACTCTTAACTCCAACATTCATCGACGTAGAAAAACCAAGAACAACAAAAACAATCGAAGATCAAGAAATCATTTATAACACTGGACCAACTTTAAAAGTCAATAGAGTTTATGGAGTTCCTATTCTTGGTATTGGAAATACATATGTTTTAAGTTTAAGAGATAGTAGAAGAGGTGTAGGAATAGCAACAGTTGGTAATGAAATTGGTCTTGCTAGAGTTTATGATTTCAGATTAGAGTCTGGATCATATGATGCGACAAATTCTAATTTAAATCAATGGGCTCTGTCACTTTTTGATGTGCAGACTTTTACTAATATTACACTTAATCAAGCAACATCTTTAAGTATTCCAACTCGTGTGGAGGGATCTAATAGTGGTGCGACTGGTTTTATTAGACATGCAGTGTCTGCGGGGGTAGCAGTAACAGTTTATGATACTTCTGGAGAGTTTATTGCAAATGAATCTTTAATTTTTAATGGTATTGCTGATGGAAGAATTGCAATTGCAGTTACTACACACTCACTTTCTGATGTAAAATCGGTTCATGGCACAAACAATGGAATTGTTGGTTTAGGATCAACATTTTTAGGAGATATAGTTCAGTCCATCGGATTCAATGTTGGTGTTGCAACAATCAGCACTGGCAGTGGTGGTATCAGCACAGTCTTTAGCACTAATACATTATTTCCAGGGACAATAATAAAGAGGAATAATTTAGTTCAATTCAGTAATCCAGCGAATAGAGATATTAGTTTTGCAAAGGTAGTTAGTGTTGGAACAAGTAGTGTTACGATAGAGGCAGTAACGACTGTTACTGGAATTGCATCAGGTGATCTACCGACAACAACTCTTAATGCTACAGATTTTAAAATTTTAACCACAAAACTAGATCTATCATCGGATAAAACTCTTTATACAAAACTTCCAAAGAATAATATTTCTTCTGTTGACCTTACTGATGCAAGTTTAAGTATTAGAAAAACTTTTACGGTAAATATTTCTTCAAATCAACTTTCTACTGTTGTGACTGCAGGAACTAATGAAACATTTTTGCCATTTGATGAAGAAAGATATACATTAACTCGCTCAAATGGTGAAACTGAAACTCTAACTTCAGATAGGTTTGAATTTTTAGTTGGAAGCACTCAATTACAAATTCGTCATCTTGGTAGTAATGATACTGGTGCAACTTTAACTGCTACATTAAGAAAGATAAAACCAAAAGCAAAAGAAAAAATTAAAAACAGAGTTAACTCACTAATTATCGATAAATCAAAATATGCAGGATCCGGCATTGGGACAACAACTTTAAATGATGGACTAATATTCGGAAATTATCCATTTGGAACAAGAGTTCATGATGAGATTCTTTCACTTAATGTGCCAGATATTATTGAAATTCATGGAATATTTGAATCGGCAGATACATCAAACCCATCCGCACCAAAAATTACTCTTTCCTCTCTTACAAGTTCATCCACAACTACAACAGAACTCATTATCGGAGAAACTTTAGTTGGGCAAACAAGTGGAGCAGTGGCTATTTGTGCCGAAAAATTATCATCATCTCAAATTGTATTCATTTATAAGAATGACAGTAGATTTAAAGAGGGGGAAACCGTATCTTTTTCAGAATCAAAAGCAAAAGGAGTTATCACTACACTAGATTCTGGTAGTTTTGAAATTTCATCGAATTATAAGTTCAATACAGGACAAGAAGAGACAATTTATAACTATGGTACGTTAATAAGAAAAAATGACTCTGAGGAACCATCAAAAAGATTAAAAGTTTACTTCTCAAATGGATATTTTGAGTCAACTGATGATGGAGATATTACAACAGTTAATTCCTATTCTAGATTTAACTACTCAACGGATCTGCAGACAGTCAATGGTAATTCAGTATCTGATATTATTGATATTAGACCAAGAGTTTCTTCTTTTACCGTATCTGAGAATTCTCGTTCACCACTAGAATTTCTTGGAAGAACTTTTAACTCATCTGGAAATTCTGCTGCTAATATTTTAGCATCAGATGAGTCAATTCTAACTACATTTTCATATTATTTGGGTAGAATTGATAGAATTTTCTTAACAAAAGAGGGCGTATTTCAAGTTAAATATGGTCAACCAGCAGAGAGACCAGAGAAACCAGTTTCTGTCGATGAAGCTATTGAAATAGCAACGATTACACTTCCTCCATATCTTTATACACCAGAGCAAGCATCAATTCAGTTTTTAGAATATAAAAGATATCGCATGGTTGATATCAAACAACTTGAAAATAGAATTAGAAATCTTGAATTTTATACTACATTATCTTTACTTGAGACTAATACAGCAAATTTATTTGTCCCCGACACAGATGGATTGAATAGATTTAAATCTGGATTTTTTGTAGATAATTTTAGTTCTTTTAAATCACAAGAGGAAAACATTGATATTAAAAATAGTATCGATATTAAAAATAAAGAACTGAGACCAAGACATTATACTAATTCAGTCAATCTAATTTTTGGTCCTGTTACCAATGTTGATCCAACAGAAGATCTTAAATTTAATATAATTGAAGGAGTTAATGTTAGAAGAGCGGATGACGTTGTAACTCTAGATTACGCTGATGTTGTATATATTAAACAATCTTTTGCGACAAGATCTGAGAGTGTGACTCCTTTCCTTATTAGCTTCTGGCAGGGAACGCTAGAATTGACACCATCCTCCGATACTTGGGTTGACACCACTCGTCTTGAAGCAAAAGTTATTAATACCGAGGGTAATTATGCAGAAACACTCAATAATTTAGCGCGAACTGGTATCGTTGATCCTCAAACTGGATTTGGTCCAATTCTTTGGGATTCTTGGCAAACTAACTGGACTGGTAGAGATGTTATAAACACATCAAGAACCAGAGAAGTTACTTTTGGTGGAGAATTCCGTGGTGGCGGTGGCCTTGCTGCACAGTGGGGCACTCAAACAACTCAAGTTATTAGAGATGATTTAAGACAAACTGTAGAAACAGGAGTTCAGACAAGAACAGGAACACGAACTATTGTCACAGAGCAATTTGATAGAACTCCTGTTGGGGATAGAGTTGTAAGTAGAGATCTCGTACCATTTATGAGATCTAGAAACGTTGAATTCGTCTCAAAAAAAGTTAAACCACTCACAAAACTTTATGCATTTTTTGATGGTAAAAACGTAACTAGGTATTGTGTTCCAAAACTCTTAGAAATCAGTATGATTTCTGGAGTATTTCAAGTTGGCGAAAAAGTTATTGGTAGGCAGAGAGCCACTGGTTTAAATCCAGATTTAAGAGCAGACTTCCCTCAAATAACTTTTAGAGTAGCACAATCAAACCATAGAGAAGGTCCATACAATTTTCCAACAGTGACATTTGCAAATAATCCATACACAAGTCAACCACTATCTGGAACTTACTCATCAACATCAAATATTCTTAATATAGATACTTTTTCTCTAGCAAGTCAATCCCAAGGCGAGTTTAGTGGATATGTAGAGTCTGACATGGTTTTATTTGGACAAACAAGCGGAGCAAGAGCAACAATTACCAATGTTAGATTGGTTTCAGATTTATCCGCAACGTTAATTGGTAGTTTCTTTATTCCCAATCCTAACAATGTAAATCACCCTAGATTTGAAACTGGAACTAAGACATTTACCATAGTTAACGATGAAAACAATAATCAAGATCTTGCAACCACAGTTGCAGAGGAAGGATTTTCTGCATCAGGAACTCTTGAAACAGTTCAAGAAAATATTATTTCTGTTCGTAATGCTAGAGTTCAAAATAGACAAGAATTTGAGAGTAGAAATGTTAATAGAAATTTAGGAACACAGGTTGTTGGAAGCAGTGTTATTTCTCAATCTTCGAGACAAGTTATAGTTGGATGGTATGATCCGTTAGCACAATCATTCTTAGTCGAAGATGAGACTGGTGTATTTGTCACTAAGTGCGATGTCTTCTTTAGATCAAAAGATGACATGGATATCCCTGTCGTTTTCCAATTGAGAACAATGGAAAACGGATTCCCAACACAAAAGATTTTACCATTCTCAGAAATCGTTCTTGATCCAGACCAAGTACTGATATCAGCGGATGGATCAGTTGCGACCACGATTGAATTTAAAGCACCGATTTATTTGGAGGGTGGAAAAGAATATTCTATCTGCTTAGCATCCAACTCTACAAAATATAGTGTCTATGTGTCTAGAATCGGTGAAAATGATTTATTAACTCAAACATTTATTTCCAGTCAACCATACTTAGGATCATTATTCAAATCACAAAATGCTTCCACTTGGGAGGCAAGTCAGTGGGAAGATCTTAAATTTACCATGTATAGAGCTGACTTTTTAACCTCAGGGTCTGTTGAATTTTACAATCCAGAACTATCAGAAGGTAATGGACAAATAGCGACATTATTACCAGACTCTTTGATCTTAAGTTCCAGAAAAGTTAGAGTTGGTCTTGGAACAACTATAGCCGATTCTGGATATGTCTTGGGAAATACGTTCTCTCAACTTGGAACAAATGCAACCGGCGATTTAGTTGGAGTTGCTGGATCTGCCACTGGAACTTTAACAGTCTCTAATGCAGGTATTGGTTATACCCCTTCTAGTGGAGGACAAACCTTTAGTGGAGTTAATTTAGTCACAGTCACCGGTGGTGGCAGGGATGCTACCGCAAATATCACTATCTCTAATGGAGTTGCTATAGCAGCAACTATTAGTGGTGGTGGATCTGGATATCAAGTTGGGGATGTTCTTGGGATTACAACTATTGGCGCTGCATCTGTTGGAAGAAACGCTAGATTTACGATAGCAGGAATTGGACTGACAAGTGAACTTATTTTAGATAATGTCCAAGGCAATTTTGAAGCTGGTGCTGGATTTACGATGAGATATACAAACAGTTCTGGTATAACAACAACATTAAACCTATCTGGTGTTGGTAATACTCAGGGTGGAGATGTAACTCCCACTGCAATTGTTGTAATAAATGACGGACTTCATGTTAAAGTTAATCATCAAAATCACGGAATGTATTTCAGTGATAATAAAGTTAAGATTGAAGGGGCACTTTCAGATATTAAACCAACAAAACTAACAGCAGCATATGATGCCTCTTCAACAGGTTCAATTGCGGTAACTGATTCTACTCAATTTTCTACTTTTGAAAATGTTGGTGTTGGAACAACAAATATTGGATATCTGTTGATTGGAAACGAAATTATTGAATATACATCGATTAGTGGGAATAATATTGCTGGAAATATTACAAGAGGTTTGAATCCACTTTCTTATCCTGTAGGAACACCTGTTTATAAGTATGAACTTGGTGGAGTAAACTTAAAACGCATCAATAAGACACATAATCTAAATGATGTAACCATAAGTAATCCCATTACATTTGACTCATATCACATCAAACTAGATATGGATGCCCTTGATAATGATAATGATAATAGGAGTAATGATGTTGGTTATCCAGCACTATATCTTAATAAAACAAAGTCTGCAGGCGGATATAATATGAAAGCAACTCAAAACATGCCTTTCGAAATTATTACTCCAGTAGTTCAAAATGTCACTGTTCGTGGTACAAATCTAACGGGAGAGATAAGAACAATTACAAGTAAAAGTATAAGTGGAAATGAAATTCCATATGTTAATAATGGATTTGAAGTTATATCTCTTAATCAGGCAAATTATCTCAATAGTCCAAGAATGATTGCATCAAAAGTTAATGAGGATACAAAACTCACTAATATTACGGGAGCAAAATCTCTTAACATGAAACTAATAATGACCACAGTGGATACTAGAGTTTCCCCTGTCATCGATGCAGAAAGAGTAAGTGTTATCCTTACATCAAACAGAGTGAACCAAGTTATCACAAATTATGCAACAGATAGTAGAGTAAATGGAATTGATACTGACCCAACAGCATGTCAATATGTATCAAAAGAAATTACATTAGAAAATTCTGCATCTTCCATCAAAATTTTAGTATCCGCACATGTTAACTTGAATTCTGATTTAAGGGCATTTTATGCAGTTGGAAATGCTCCTGGATTTAATCCAATCTTTGCTCCATTCCCTGGATACTCTAATTTAAACACTAGAGGTCAAGTAATCGCGCAGAAAGATAATAATGGTGAATCTGACGTGTTTGTACCAAAAACAAACACTTACGGATTCTCCAGTGATGGAATTGAGTTTAAGGAGTATGTATTCACAGCAGATCAACTTCCGGCATTTAGATCTTATAGAATTAAATTATTACTGACTTCAACAAGTCAGGTTTATGTTCCAAGAATAAAAGATTTAAGAGTTATTGCTCTTGCGTGATATGGAAAACTATGGTGTGGAGGGTCATGCTGATTTAGCAAGAGATCCTCATACAAACTCAATCATTAATGTCAATAGATTAGACTATGAACAATATGTTTCTAGAAGGGCAACAAAAGAAGAAAAGAATCGACATATACAAACTATCGAGGATGAAGTTGCTAATATGAAAGATGATATCAATGAAATTAAATTTTTACTCAAGGAGTTACTCAATGGATCCAGATAAAATAGAGTTAGAAAATTTAAACAAAAGTTTTGAGTATTTTAAATATGCTTTAGAAATAGACAATATTGATGACATTGAGACTTTAAAAAATGTTGCAAAATCATACTACAAACTATATCTCAAGCAACAAGAAGTTTTATTTAACATAACATCAGATTTATGATTAGTTTAATCACTATATCATAAATATTTTTAAGATTAAAAGTATAAATGGCACAACCAGCAAGTAGAACAGAATTAATCAATTATTGTAAAAGGCAACTCGGAGCCCCTGTGCTGGAAATAAATGTTGCCGATGAGCAGGTGGAAGATCTTGTTGATGATGCCCTTCAATATTTTTATGAAAGACATTTTGATGGTGTAGGGCAAGTTTTTTTAAAGTATCAAATAACTCAAGCAGACATTAATAGGGGAAGAGCTCCTGGAAATAATTCAAATGTTGGTATTGCGACAACGACAGCGACAGCAACTATTGTAGGAACTGCCACGACATTTTCATATAAAGAGAATAGTAACTTCCTACAGGTTCCTCCCTCAGTTATTGGAGTCACAAAAATTTATCATTTTGATGGAACAAATACCACAACAAATAATATGTTTAGTGTCAAATATCAATTATTTTTAAATGACATTTATTATTTTGGATCAACTGAAATTTTAACATATGCAA